CTAAAAGTTTACAATCAGTTGTAAAAGCTTCTGATGGACAATTTGCACAAAAATTACAATCTTACGATGGTAGCTATATGAAAGGCGATTTAGCTGGTCATAAAGTATCTAACAAAAGTTTAACAAACTATTATAAAGGAATGATCGATGGCTAAAAAAGCAAAAGATGTTTTAAAGAAATATAAGAAAAAAGAAAAAACATTTGATAATCCTTTTGATGCTAGAAAATATGGGGATGATTTAGATAGAGCAAATTTCAAAGAAAATAAATCAATTGAGGCTAAAGGCATGATGTGTGGTGGAGAAGCCAGAGGAACGGGAGCAGCGATTAGAGGAAAAGGTTTCAAAGGCGTATTCTAATGAGTCTTAAAAAATGGTTTGATCAAAAATGGGTAGATATTGGAAGCAAACGAAAAGATGGTTCTTACGCACCTTGTGGTCGTTCAAAATTAGCAGCCGATCAAAAGAGATCTTATCCAAAATGCGTCCCTGCTGCAAAAGCATCAAGGATGACAGACTCTCAAAAAAAGAGTGCCGTTGTGAGAAAAAGAAGTAAAGCACAAGGTGTTGGTGGTAAACCTACAAATGTGAGTACCTTTACCAAGAAGTATTATGGTGGTATGATAGAAATTTAGGAGAATTATGGCAGAGAAATTATCAGATAAATTAAAAGCAGCTTTTAGAAAAGTAGATACTAGTTTAGGTAAAGGTGTTGATAAAGCTTCATCATTTAAAATGCCTACACTTTCAAGTATACTTTCTAAAGATAGGGGTGCTCCTAAAGGAGCATTATATCCGAAAGCATCTGAATTTAAGGCATTTCAAAAAGGTCAAAAAACTAAAGCTTTATTATCTGGTAAAAAATTACCAAGTACATCAAAAGCATTAGTGACTGCTAAAACAGCTAAAAATTTTAAAAGGTTAGCAACTCTTGGAAGAGTAGCAAGAGCAACTACTCCTATTGGATTAGGTTTATTAGCAGCAGAAGCTGTTTATAAAACAGCTACACCTTCAAAGGAAGCAAAAGCTAGAATTAAAGCTACAAAGAAAAGATTAAGTAAAACAACAACAAAACAAATGCATGAAGATTTAATAAAAGCAAAAGGAGGAAAAATGCTTAAAGGTGGTCAAAAAAAATTAGACAAAAATAAAGATGGTAAAATATCTGGTGAAGATTTTAAGATGATGAAAGCTTCTATAGGAGTTGCAGTATTAGCAAAAGATAAAAAAGCTAAAGAAGTTGGAAAAAAATATGCTAAAACAAAATTAGCTATGAGCCCAGCTTTAAATTATTTAAGTCGAGATATGGGTGGCGAGGCTAAATCAACTTTAGGTTATGGTGCAGCAAGATCATCAGGTATGGGTTTACAAGATGAACAATTACCACAGGGAAAGACTTTAGATTATTATAAAGATATAATGTAATGAATTATGGCAACGTCAGGAACTACAGCATTCGATCTACAGATTGATGATATTATTGAAGAAGCATACGAGAGATGTGGTATTCGAACCAATAGTGGTTATGACATAAGAAGTGCTAGACGAAGTTTAAATCTTTTATTTTCAGAATGGGGTAACAGAGGTGTTCACCTTTGGAAAGTAAAAATGAATCAAATTCAATTTACTGCTGGAGTTGCAACATACTCAGTTCCTACTCAAGTTAATGATGTTTTAGAAGCTTATATTTCTTCTAGTGGTGCAGTAAATGGAACTTTAAATACTGCTTTAACTAATGTTGCAACAAGCGTTGTACTTACAGATTCTACTGGATTTGCATCAAGTGGAACAATTCAAATAGGATTAGAGTTTATTACCTACACTGGAAAAGCTGGAAACACATTAAGTGGAGCAACTAGAGGAGCTCGTGGTTCGTTAGCCGTGGCTCATGTAGCAGGTGTACCAGTACAGAATATAACTGGTTTTGGAACTGCAAGTACACAAGATGTTGCTTTGACAAAAATTGATAGATCAGCTTACTCTGCTTTACCTAATAAATTAACAACTGGACAACCCTCTCAATATTTTGTTGATAGACAAACACAACCAACAATAAGTTTATATCTTGCTCCAAATGCATCTACTTATACAACATTAAAATATTATTCAATTGATAGAATTGAAGATGCTGGATCTTACACAAATAATCCAGATGTTCCTTTTAGATTTTTACCATGCATGTGTTCTGGTCTTGCATATTATTTATCACAAAAAAAATCTCCAGATAGAATTCAATTATTAAAACAACTTTATGAGGATGAGTTATTAAGAGCATTAAATGAAGATGGTTCAAGAACTTCAGTTTATATTTCTCCTCAAACTTATTTTGGAGATGGTGTATAATGAGTTTTGCAAGTGGAAAAAGATCACTAGCTATATCTGATAGATCAGGTCAAGCATTTCCCTATAGAGAAATGGTAAAAGAGTGGACTGGTGCATTAGTACATATATCAGAGTTTGAACCAAAGCATCCTCAGATTGATCCACCTTATCACAAAGCAGATGCTGTAGCTTTACAAAATCCAAGAACTATGAAGTTTCAACAACCAACAGATATATCAACTATAAATCCACAAGCCCCAAATGATGATACTATTGCAGATTCTGGTGGAATATTTGTAGGGGTTGCTAATCTTTCTTTACCAGGAGATTTTGCATTTAGAACTCAAGACTTTGAAGTAACTTCAAATGGAATCACAACAACTATACATAGTATGTTTCCAGAAGATCCTTCATTACAAAATAGAAGAAGGCAGCTTAAAGCATCACTAGGTTCTGTGGGGGTTAGTATTACATAATGGCTATTACATACGCAAATTTTTTAACTCAAGTGAGAAATTATACAGAAGTAGATAGTAATGTTTTGACTGATGCAATTATTCAAGACTTTATTAAATCAGTAGAATTAGATATAGCTGGTAAAGTTGATTACGATGATTTAAGAAAATATGCTACTTCAAATTTTACAGCTGGAAACAGATATGTAATTTTACCTGCTGATGCTATTATTGTAAGATCAGTGCAAGTTATAGATAGCAGTGATAACAGAACTTTTTTAGAAAAAAGAGATACTAGTTTTATTTCAGAATTTGCTCCAAATGATACAGTGACAGGAACTCCTAAATATTGGGCAAACTGGGAGGATAATGTTCAACAAGGACCAGTTATTTTAGTGGCTCCTACACCAGCAACTGCAGATACAGTTCAATTAAATTATATTAAATCTCCTCCAGAATTTACTAGTACAACAAATACTTTTCTATCTACAAACCAAGAATCCATGTTATTACATGGAGTATTATCAGAGGCTTTTAGATTTCTAAAGGGGCCTGACAATCTATACAACCTCTATAATTCAAAGTATAATGAAGAAACACAAAATTTTGCCCTACAACAAATGGGTAGAAGAAGACGAGGAGAATATCAAGACGGAGTACCAAGAGTCAAAGTCGATTCTCCGAGTCCATAAATTAATTAAGGAGAATAATTATGGCAATAACAACTAATGCAATCTGTGATTCTTTTAAAAAAGAATTACTACAAGGCAGTCACGATTTTGATGCATCAACAGATACATATAAACTAGCGATGTATACAAGTTCAGCGACTTTAGGAAAATCAACAGCAAACTACTCTACTAACCCAGGTGGTGGATCAAACACTGAAGTAACTTCAAGTGGATATGTTGCAGGTGGTAAAGCACTTGTCAATCAAGGTGTAAAAGTATCTTCATCTGTAGCAATTACTGATTTTGCTGATCTATCTTTTATAGGAGTAACTCTTACTGCAAGAGGTGCATTAATCTATAACACAACTACAAATGGTGGTTCAAATACTACTGATGCTGTTGCTGTGTTAGATTTTGGTGGAGATAAAACTGCAACTTCTGGAACATTTACAATTCAATTTCCAGCGTTCACAACATCTGCTGCAATATTAAGATTAGCTTAATTTAGGGTCTTGAAGCTATGGCCAACTATACTTACACAGTAACCGTAGCTTCAGGAAACTTATATGGTGGAGGGACTGGAAACGTCTTTTATTTAGACGGAACCAGAAATGCTACAGGCCCAGGCACTGTCAATTGGGTTGAGGGAGGAACTTTAAGGTTTGAACAAAGTAATGCCTCAAATGATAATCATCCTTTAATTTTTTCTACAACTACAAGCAGAGATCAATACCTTACATCAGGGGTAACATATTATTTAGATGGTGCCTCTAACTATTTAAACTACGTAAACACAACAAACTTTAATGCTGCTACTACTCGTTATGTAGAAGTAACACCATCATCAGCAACTGATTTTTATTATCTTTGTTATGTGCATGGTATTGGTATGGGTGGAATATTTGATATTGAATCAAATGTTTGGGGTGGATTATCTTGGGGTAATAGTGTTTGGGGAGACCAAGGTCATATTGATGTATCGGTCACAGGAGTATCATTAACATCAACTATTGGAAATGAAACTCAAAAAATTGATCATCAAGAAGATGTAGTCGGACAGCAATTAACATCTTTACAAGGCACAACTGTTGGAGGAACATCTGCTTTAGTTCAACTTACTGGAAGTTTAGAGTCTATGGCAATAGGCTCAGTCGTGACTGGATTTGGAGTAAATGTAGGTGGAAGCTCAATAACATCATCAAGTGGAAGTGTAACTATTGATGAAAGCACTTTGACTGGAGAAGGTTGGGGAAGATCATCGTGGGGAGAATTTGCATGGGGTGTAAATTATTCTGTTGCCTTAACTGGACAAACTTTAACTTCTAGTCTTGGAAATGAAACAGCATTTACTGATGTAACAGTAAACGTTACTGGACAACAATTAGGACTTACTCAAGGTTTAATTTCATTAGTAGGAGATTTTGGTATTGTAGTTTTTGCAGCTGAAGATCAGTTAGATTTTACTATTGGAACTCTTACATTAAATGCAGATGCTACTGTTGATGTTACGACTGTCGGTACTTTAACTGCATCAGTAGGAACCACAGTAGTAGGTCAAAAAACTCCAGTGGATGTAACTGGAATTCAAATAACTTCTTCATTGGGTACTATAACTTTAGAGCAAACCACAGTTGAACCAGTATTAGGTCAATCTATAACAATGTCATTAGGAGAAAATGCTGGAATACCAGGACAACTGGTAGAAATAGGTGGGTTACAATTATCAAGCTCAATAGGCTCTGTAGTGGTGGAAGGCACCGCAGGAATTGATGTAACTGGGATTCAAATGACGGCTTCGATAGGAAATGCTAATATTACATCTTGGCAAGAGATAAATCCAGGTGTTACAAATGTTTGGACAACAGTTGATTTAGCAGCTTGATTAAGGTAAAATTATAATATTTAGGAGATAAAAATTTATGACATCGGCATATTCAACAGATTTAAAACTTGAACTTATGGTCACTGGCGAAAACGCTGGTACATGGGGAGATAATACAAATAATAACTTAAACTTAATTCAACAAGCAATTGCAGGCGTAGAAACTGTAACTCTTTCAAGTGGTGGAACTTTAGCTTTAGCAATGACTGATAAAACTATTTCTAATGCTAGAAATATGGTAATCAAATTTGCAACAGCATCAATTGCTGCTAGTACAATTTGTACTATTCCAGATAGTATAGAAAAATTTTATATTTTTGATGCAACTGGATTAACTAATCCTACAAACCTTACAATTAAAACAGCTTCTGGAACTGGTTTTGTTTTAGATGCTGCTAAAATTTATGCGGCATATTCTGACGGAACAAATTTAAACGAAATTTCATTAGACACTTTAGGTGGCACAGTTGCTGCTGCTAATATTACAGGAACAATCGCAACTTCACAAATTGCAGATGACGCTGTGACATTAGCAAAAATGGCACCAGGTACAGATGGAAATATAATTTCTTATGATGCAAGTGGTAATCCAGTTGCAGTAGCAACAGGAACATGTGGTCAAGTTTTAACTTCAGCAGGTGCAGGTGCACCTCCAACTTTTGCTGACGCTGCTAGTGGTGGAACATCATGGGTTACAACTAAAAAAACTGCAACTTTTACAGCAGTTGCTGGTGAAGGTTATTTTTGTGATACAAGTGGCGGTAGCTTTACAGTTAATTTACCAGCAGGTGCTGCTGGAGCAATAGTATCAGTTAATGACTATGCAAGAACTTTTGGAACAAATGCTATAGAAATTGCTCCAGATGGAACAGAAAAAATTAGTGGTGTAAATGCTGCTTTAACTGGAGCAGTAAATGGACAAACATTAGAACTTGTGTATGTAGATTCAACACAAGGTTGGATTAATACAGTTGATACTGATGCAGGTCTTGTACCAACTTTATTTTTTGCAGCAACAGGTGGAACAGAAGTAACTACTGGTGATTTTAAAACACATATTTTTACAGGCCCAGGAACTTTTCAAGTTTCAGGCACAGCTCCAGGTCCTTCAGGTAATCCCAATAAATTAGAGTATTTAGTAGTAGCAGGTGGAGGAGCTGGTAATGGTTCTCCTGATGGAAGTACTCCAGCTTATGTAGGTGGTGGTGGTGGTGCTGGTGGAATGAGATTTAATTATCCAGGCACTTGTTTTACAGGTGTAGCAGGAGGTTTTGAAATAGCAGTTGGAGCAGGCGGTACTATACAACCAAGTGTTCCAGGAAGCGTTTCAACATTTTCAACAATAACATCAGCAGGCGGTGGTGGACCAAATGCTGCTGGTGGATCAGGTGGTGGTGGAAGTTCTACTCCAACTAGTAGTGGGGCAGGCGGAGCAGGAAATACACCTCCTGTTAGTCCTCCTCAAGGTGCAAACGGTGGACCTAGAGCCCTTGGCCGATATGGTGGAGCAGGTGGCGGTGGCGGTGGAGCATGTGGTACAGCTGGTTCAGGAGTTACTGGCGGACCTGGTACAGAAGTAGCCGATGCATTTATAGGACCAGCAGTTTCAGCGTGTTTTGGTACACCAGGACCTGCAGGAAGATTTTTTGCTGGCGGTGGCGGTGGTGCTTTAATACAACCAGTATCTAGTGGTAGTGGTGGATCTGGTGGTGGTGGACCTGGAACTGGAGGTGATACTCCTAGCCCTGGTCCCGCAGCGACTTCTGGAACAGTTAATACTGGTGGAGGTGGTGGAGGTGCAGCTAGATATCCCGGAGCAGCAAATGGTGGTCAAGGTGGTTCAGGTATAGTAATGATAAGGTACAAATTTCAATAGGAGATAATTATGGCACATTTTGCAAAATTAGGAACTAACAATAAAGTTATATCAGTATTAACTTTAAATAATTCTGATATGCTTAACGCTGACGGTGTTGAAGACGAAAGAGTAGGGCAAGAATATTTACAATTACATAATAATTGGCCTGCAGAAATGTGGATTCAAACATCTTACAATACATATGGTGGTACACACAATAATGGTGGTACACCTTTTAGAGGAAACTATGCAGGTATAGGTCATACTTGGGACGAAGATAATAATATTTTTTGGCCTAAAAAACCTCACGCTTCTTGGGTAAAACACATCGAATCAGCTTCTTGGAAATCACCAATTGGTGATGCTCCAGCATTAACAACTGAACAAGAATCACAAAATACAGCTGATACTCATATGTGGAATTATTCTTGGAATGAAGCTAACACAACTTGGGACTTGACAGACGATCTAGCATAAATTAAAAATGGTGGTGGTATGCAGAAGAAAGTCTTAACAGAGCAATCATTATATTACGGTGATGTAGCAATGCCTAAAGATTGGGACATTGATCGAGATAAACTACAAAACGATATATTAAAATCAGTAATTCGAAAAAAAGATTTTCCTTACTCAAAACCTTGGAATATATTAAACACTTATTTAAGAGAACATATTGGTGTTGAACATAATTTTACTTTAATTAATAAAAATATGTGGGGAAATATATATAAACCAAACGAAACTACAGTTCCATTATTAACTGTAGATCCAGTAGATTTACGCAACTCACCAGATTATACATTATTATACGGTGTAAAAGTTAAAAATTGTTTTGTTAAAATATTTTATGATGACAATAGACGTAAAAATAGATCTTGGGATATAGAACTTAAAAACAACATGTTTATATTGTTTCCATCAACTAATATGTATTATCTAACTAACAATCAAAAAGATTCATTAAATTTTGTACACACAATAACCTATGAATATATCTAATTACTATTGGTATTTTAGTGGTGTGCTTACACCAAAATTTTGTGATGATGTAATAGCTTATGCAAATTCACAAGAAGAATCAATGGCTAGAACAGGTGGATATGATGAGAAAAAATTAAACAAGGATCAAATTAAAAATATGCAAATAAAAAGAAAATCAGATTTAGTTTGGTTAAATGAGGAATGGATATATAGAGAAATACGGCCATACATTCATATGGCTAATAAAAATGCAGGTTGGAACTTTGAGTGGGATAGATCAGAATCTTGTCAGTTTACAAAATATAAACATAATCAATATTACGATTGGCATTGTGATGCTTGGGATAAACCTTATGAAAAAGAAGGGCCTGACAAAGGTAAGATTCGAAAACTATCTATGACTTGTCAATTAACAGATGGTTCAGAATACAGAGGTGGAGAACTAGAATTTGATTTTAGAAACTACGATCCACATATGAGAGATGAAGCTAAACATTTAAAAAGAGCAAAAGAGATTTTACCTAAAGGATCTATCATTGTGTTTCCTTCTTTTGTATGGCACAGAGTTAAACCAGTAACATCAGGCACAAGATATAGTCTTGTTGTTTGGAACATAGGACAACCATTTAAATAATGCAGGGTAAAGCTACAGTTAGAAATTTTAATAATATGGGTTTTTTAGATATTAAATTGCCAGAATTATTATTTAATTCATTAAAAAAAGAATGTAAGATTGCTTTAAATAGTAATAAAGAAATGAAATCAGGCTTATCTGGTAAGGGTGTTGCAACTCATAGATATGTTCAAAATCAAAAAAATTTAAATGAGTTAAATTCTTTGTTAATAGAATTAATTACAGTCTATAGACAAAACTTTAAATTAGATCCATCTAGGACTAAAACTTTAACTAATAATTTACCATTTAAAATAGATCGGCCTTGGATAAATTATCAAAAAAAATATGAATTTATACCACAACATAATCATGATGGTGTTTTTAGTTATACAATATGGATAGACCTACCTGATAACGAAGGTGATTATGCCTCTACTTTTGAATTTACTTACTCCGATATACAAGGGCTACTTAGAACTAATACTGTTAAATTAAATAAAAAAGATAATGGTAGAATGTTATTTTTTCCTTCAACAATCGGTCATCAAGTTTACCCTTTTTATAATAGTAATAAAAAAAGAATTTCTATATCAGGTAATATATTATTTAACTCTTTAAGAAAGGACTCTTATGTATATAAATAATTATTTTAACACTACTATTTGGAATGAACAAAAACCAGAGTTTGTAAAATCATTAACTAAAACATCCAATAAATATATTAAAGATGCTAAAAATAATCCAGAAGCTAGAGCACATATAAAAAAGTTTGGTGACTTTGGAAGATCATATCACTCAGCACCACTAACAGCTGATAATGATTTTTTAGATTTTAGAAATTATATTGGTCAAAAATCTTGGGAGTATTTAGATCATCAAGGTTTTGATATGTCACAATATTCAACTATGTTTAGTGAGATGTGGGTACAAGAGTTTGCTAAAAAAGGTGGAGGACATCATTCAGCACATATACATTGGAATCAACACGTATCAGGTTTTTACTTTTTAAAATGCAGTGACAAAACATCTATGCCAGTATTTCACGAGCCAAGAACAGGAGCACGTGCTACAAAATTAAAAATGAAACCAAATCAAAAAGGTTTATGGAATGGTAGTGAGCTTATACATTTTAGACCACAACCTGGAACATTAATTATATTTCCAGGATTTTTAGAACACGAATTTAGTGTGGACTTTGGGATTGAGCCTTTTAGATTTATACATTGGAATATACAAGCTGTGCCAAAAGAAATGGTTAAAGATGTCTAAAATTAAAGTAATTGATAATTTTTTAGAAGATAATGATTTTAAAAATATACAAAATCATTTAATGGGAGATTATTTTCCTTGGTACTACAATAAAGATATGACTTTTAATAAAGATAATAATTTATATTTTACACACACTTTTTATTTAACACCTACTAATATTAGTAATCATTTTTATTTATTTGAAAATATGATAAATAAATTTAAATATAAATCTCTTTTAAGGATTAAAGGAAATTTGTATGTGGGAGAAAAAGAAAAAACAAAACATGAAGATCATACAGATTATGACTTTAAACATAAAGGTTGTATATTTTATATAAATAATAACAACGGTGAAACTTATTTTGGTAAAGAAAAAGTATTACCTGTGGCTAATA